CAGCGAAGGGTAAAGAAAAGGGTATGCCGCATTGTCCCGGTCGTTTGGCCGAGGCGGCAGGCAAAGACAATAGGTGGTGCCGCATTGCCCTGGACTGCGTCCAGGGCGGCACGTCGCCCGCTGCGCAATACCGGCGCGCACCCAAAATCGCCGGGCTGCATCCTGTGGTATTGCTCGCGTGCTCCAATTTATCCATTGCCATCTTCCCCATGAATTCCCCGATCTAAACCCTGCCTACCAGGACGATACGCCTCAAGACCGCGTGAGCGCGATGCTGCCCATAACCGACTCGACCGTGGCCGCCCCGCTGCAATGCCTCATATAGCCCAGGAAGCTGGTTATGCTGGCGCTGAGCTTAGACAGGTCTATCTTGCCTTCCCTGTAAAGCGTCGACAGCTTCTTGAACCGTTTCCTTGCGCACTTCACTGTTCTCTTTCTCGGCTTCGTGAATCCTGGCCAGATGCGATAACCGCAGAAGTCGACGGCGTGGCACTCACCGGCGCCGGACTTGAAGATCTGGGTCTTAGGATTCAACGTCAGCTTTAATTTCTTGGTGATAAAGGTGTCGATGTCCGCCAGCAAGGTTCTTAAGTAGGTCCTGTCCTGATGGATCACTACAAAATCGTCCATGTAGCGCACATACATCTTGACGCCCAGATCGTCCTTCAGGTGATGGTCAAGCGCGTCCAGGTAGACATTGGCAAATAGTTGACTGGTCAGAGCGCCGATCGGGATACCTTCTTCCTCGCCATCGCACTCAATGACGCGTCGGATCAGCCACAACACATCCTTGTCGGCAATCGTGCGCTCGATAAGGCGAAGCAACACGCTCCGGTTGATGCTGTGGAAATATGCCTTGATGTCACCTTTGAGGACGTGGTACTCGCCCCACTTGGCGTGGGCGTCCGCCGTAAATGCCTCGACCCGCTCCTTTGCAGCGTGGGTCCCTTTTCCTACCCGGCACGCAAAGGAGTCGGCTATGAACTTTCGCTCGAACAGCGGCGCGATCACCCGCACCAGCGCATGGTGCACGACCCGATCTTTGAACGGAGGGGCGCTGATAAGCCTCTTCTTTGGGTCGTGAACGTAAAACTCTCTGAACCGTGACGGGCTCCACTGCTTCCAGATCAGCAAATTGAGCGCGTTGATGATGTTCTCTTCCAGGTGCCGGCGGTACCCGAGCACCGCGGCCTTGTATCTCCTGCCTTGAGCCGCAGCATTGTAGGCGTTGAAGATGTTTTCAAAAGTCGCTATGCGCGGCCAAAGGTTGCTATGGGTGATAGGCATTGAGAATCCTTATGTTGGCATCAGCCATGTTCTCTTCTTCAGATACTTACCGCCATGCCGGTTTGCTACCTATTTGTGCTGTTCAGATGCACAGGAGAGAAGCTCCTTTTGCCTGTGCGCTGAGGGCGCCCCCGTAGGGGCGCCCTATCCGGCTGCAGGCGAGAGCGGGCCGGAAGCCGAGGTTGGAGTTCGCATTCGAGCGCTCATAGTTCAGGTTGAGGGCGCCAAGCCCAGCGTTCGACTCGTTGTTCCAGTTGCCACCACGGATCGGCATGAGACAGCCACACCCCTTATTCCTTTTTCTCCGACTTGATCCAGCCTCCCAGCATCCTCCCGATCTCCGCAAGGTGACCGCTCCACGTCTCGTATTTCTTGAGCGGGAGAAATCCAAGCTCCATCGCGAGACGGACTTGAGTACGGAGGATTTCAAGTTCGACATCGATGTCGTTCAGAAATGCTCTTTTATCTCTGCTACGGTTGGCGCGGATGATCAGTTCAAGCACCTTGATCATCGTTCTCTTGAGCTCCTGCGCCATAGAGAACTTTTCGCTCTTAGGAAACTGCTGCAGGGCGGGATACCCGTACTTCATCATGTCTTCAGTTCTTTGCTTGATTTTCAGATTTTCCAACTGAGCACCCCAAAACTTCAGATTAACAGGGCCGCAGAGCCCAGATTACCCAATAAAAGCGGGCCGGAAGCCGAGGCTGGAGTGCGCAATCGAGCGCACACAGCTCAGGTCGAGGGCGCCAAGCCCAGCGAGCGACTCGTCGCTCCAGAAGCCACCACGGAGCGGCAAGGCCTCGAAATCTTCTGTGTTGTCAGCCCAAAAGCGACCGGGGAGCTTAAGGCCCGCGCAAGGGCAGAGCAGTGCCTGCCTCACAGCCAAAGGCACTTCAAAGCCGGTATTTGTCGCCATCTCCTGGAACACCACCGAGTCCCAATCCCTGGTGGTGACCTTGTCTGCAATTCGGGGGAGGGCTCCGACGATGTCGATGCAAGCGCCGGCATACGTCCACTCGGTTTCGGAAAGGGTGTAGTTGTTGTCGAGAGGCATGAGGATCTGGCCGTTAAGCAGCTTCATACCATCGCACCATTCCCAGACATTGCCGGTGAGGTCGGCGATCCCGAAAGGCGTGCCGTCGTGCCGCCAGGAAGCGGGCCCTGATCCGGTGAGGGTGGTGTTGTCGCCGGCGACCCTCTTCCCGAGCTCCTCCGGGTTGGAATGTGAGCAGCCGCAGTTTGTGTTGCCGCGAACGTCGTGACCGGCGGCTGCGCATGAAAGCGCAAGAAACGCCCACTCGTAGTTGGTCATAAGGTGAAAACCTGGACCCGCATTGGCACATGCCGCTCGCGCCGTGTCAAAATTGATACAGGTCTCCGGCTTTTGGTTGGGGAGTGAGATAGCTTCGCCGTCCTGGAGGACGGCCTGGTAGGTGCCGATGAAGATTTCGCTCTTCTCTTGGCCGTTGACGACGAAGGCCGGATGTGGGCCGGTGCCCAGGGACGGGTGCAGGTCCTCAAGGCGGATCTGCTGGATGACGTTCATGTGGGTCGGGAAGCCCGACTTCGTCCACAAAACGGTCTGCTTGCCGCCCGATGCCGCTTCTACTGCGGCGCGTAGCGGGTCTTTTACGATGATCTCTGTCATTGCCATCTCCTTTTCAGATGTTAGCTACGGTTAAAAGCTCAGATTAACAGGGCCGCAGAGCCCAGATTACCCAATAAAAGCGGGCCGGAAGCCGAGGTGGGAGTTCGCATCCGAGCGCACATAGTTCAGGTTGAGGGCGCCAAGCCCAGCGTTCGACACGTTGCTCCAGCCGCCACCACGGATCGGCAAGGCCTCAAAACCTTCCCTGTTGTCGATCCAGAAGCAACCAGGAAGGGCCGCTGCGTCGAGGGGGCAGAGCAAGGCTTGCTTGACCAGATCATTGACCTCGAACCCGGGGGCAACGGTGACATCCTTGAAATATCTGCCGTTCCAGCCACGGTGTGTCACTTCGCTCGATATGACGGGCAGTCCATTGACCAGGTCGATGCAGGTTCCCGTCGCCGGCCACTCCGATTCCGCCAAGTTGAAATCGTTGTCGATGGGCATGACGATCTGCCCGGAGCTCAGCTTCAGGCCGTCGCACCACTCCCAGACGTTGCCCGCCAGATCCGCGATGCCGTAAGGCGTGCCGTCGTGGCGCCAGGAGTCGGGGCCAGATCCTGTAAGGACGATGCCGCCGGTCCCTGTACGGGTTCCTGTCTCTTCGGGGTGTGAGTGCGAATTGCCGTAGCCGGTATTGCCGCGGACATCGTGCCCGGCAGCGGTGCACAGAAGGGCGAGGAGAGCCCACTCGTAGTTGGTCAGCAGGTGGAACCCTGCGCCGGCAGCGCAGCACGCCGCACGGGCTCCGTCAAAGTTGATATTGCCGGCAGGGGCCTGTCCCGGCAAAGAAAGCGCCTCTCCGTTACGGACAACTGCCTGGTAGGTCCCGATGAAAATTTCGCTCTTCTCAACCCCGCCGACAACGAAGGCGGGATGCGGCCCGGTCCCCAGGGACGGGCGCAGGTCCTCCAGGCGAACCTGCTGGATGATGTTCATGTACGTGGCTTGCCCCTTGGCGGTGCGCAGCACCGTTTGCTTCCCGCCAGATGCGGTTTCCACAGAAGCCCTCAGTTCGTCTTTAAACAAGATGTCCATCCAGATCTCCTTTTCCTCAGATAGTTAGCTGCACTCGTTAAGCGGTGAGCCCTTTCCCATTCGCTCTAGGCTCGACCATGGCTGTTAAAAGCTCTCGTGCGACCATATCGACAGCGGCACACTTCCTAACCGCCATCTCCAGCCGGATCAACGGGGCTAGCTGCGCCTCCAGCCGCAAAATCTTCCGCTTGGCTTCGTCGACCTTGGCCAGCAGCTGCTTTGTCGCATCATCCGCTTCCATTCCTACCTCGGCGACTTCTCGGAACTGCTGCCCACCTGGTACTGACAGGTGGTGCCGTTGCCTATGATGGAGCACTGATCGCAGGGCTCGTCGTCGCAGGACACATCAGTATTGCCGCACAGTTCGCACTCGTGCTCGTCGCACATTGTTTCACCACACTTATTCACGACTCCTCCCGCTATCTCCGACCAAGCCTCCACCGGTCGTTGGTTCCTTCACGCTTGCAGGTCCTGCTTTTGATCTTGCTGATGTGCGTGATTTTTTCAGCTACCTGCTCGATCTCCTGCGGAGACAAGTGGCGGCCAGGATCGGGCCGATATTCCTCGGGCTTACGCAGCTGCATGGGCGCGAGTCATCGCCAGCGGATCCGTATCGTCGACCTGCATGAGTTGGCCGGCCAAGCCCATGACGACGAGCTCTCGGATGTGCTCCCGCGTGACTCCGGATTCGATCAGCATGACGGTTTCTTCGTGGGTAAAGGGGATCAGCAGCCCGTCGGGTGGCTGGGGGGGGGTAGGTGTACGAATAAGGGCGCAAAGACCGGTCGGCCTGGGGCTTTCAGGGAGGGGTTGTTTGAGATTATCGCTCGCGGCTGTGGCGCTGAGGTCAGTGGCGCCAGATTCCTTTGCTTCGTCGTGATTCCCTGAGTGAAAACCGGGTTCAACGGTACCGGCGGTGATCTGATCCTCTAGGCCTTTGTGCTGCCAGCACATATCGCCCTCATTCTTGACAACACGCGAACAACCGGTTTTTCCGCAGCGGTATTTTGCCATATCAGTATCCTCCGATGGACGCTCTGTGCGCCCAGTTGATAAAGCTGATTGTTTTTCAAGCGCCTGGCGTTCTTTCAGGTGCTGTTTGCAGAGGATCTCGTCACCGAGCATCACGACCCTACAGGGTCTACCATTATCCAGCTTTCCCTTGCAGTACGTCATCGGGGACTTCTCCTGTTCGACCGGTCCAGTGACTACACCTCGCATCATCCGGCGCTTGAGCAACTCCTCGTTGATATTCATGCCGCTACACCCTTAATGCCCCGCCAGCTCTTCTCAACCCACAACCGGCAGCTGGTTAGCCCGCCATGTGCCCAGAGCAACAACGCCTGCCGGCATTTCTCGTTCTCCAAGTCGCAATGGCCGGACTCGGCACAATCTCGGCAGGGCACCAGCATCACGCACCTCTGGGCTGGAACCTACTTGGCGACCAGTCGCAAACCTGATCCGCAGGAATCCGTGCGAAGATTTGGCAGCAACGATCGGAACTGGCGCAATCGCCGCAGGTCTTACCTTCCGGCAGGTCCGAACGGGAGGCCATCCCGCGCTCAAAAGCGGGTTGCCGATCTTCGCGGTTTCTCGGCCAGGGCCTTAACGCTTCATTGCATGCTATGCAGCGGCCGACCAGCCGTTCCGTATCCAGATCGGCCTCGGCGATTATTTTCGAGCCACAGGTGCAGTTCATGCAGCCTCCGGCGCAGCCATCATCTTCAAGTAAGCCTCATGCAGATAATCCGGCAGAGTCGCCAAGCCGCACTCGATACTGCAGATCCCCGAGGTGATGCCGGTTTGACCTTCCCCGTCCTTGGTCCCCATGTCGCAGCCGCAAACACAGCAATCGATCCGCAAAATGCTCATGGCTGCACCGCCTGATATCTGGCGACAGCGCGCATGGTGTAGCCTTCGTTTAGAGAGTCTGGGAATGGAGGGAATGTGGAGCAGGAACCGGCTATGGCAACAATGAAAAGGACGGTAGCCATCAGCACATACTGCCAAGTTCTGTGCTTTTTCATGCGCTCCTCCGGCTGGCGGCTTCTATCACACAGAGGTAAGCATTCACTGGCGGGCAAGCAATGATGCAGAAGAAACGTTTGATGCGGGGGCAGGTGCCGCAGGTGATTTGAGTGGGAGACCCGGGAGGACTGGATGGAAAGCTTAGAGGAAGGGTGATTGAGCGCAGCTTCGAAACTGCGCGGCTGGTTTTGCTGGCGAAAAACTTCATAACCCCCTCCCTGTATCCATTGCATTGAAAGTAAAACAGTCGGTGCTCTAACTCTGCGTCAGGGCGCGCTTGCTACCGTGGCTGACACGGAAGATGCCGGGTTAGACGCGTGCTTTCTCAGATTAACTCTGCGAATGAACTCGAACAGCTTTGAGACCCGCTCGTATTCCGCATCTGTCAGATCTTCTCTACGCACAAGATTGTCCTTGTTTGCCATAAACAACTCCACAGCCCATACGGGGCCAGCAAGCAGCTATCCCTTTTTCTCTGCCGCTTCAATCTGCTTCAGGAATAAACCGAGCGACGAATACAGATGCTGCGCCTCCCGTTCTATGCGCCGACGCTCGTCGGGGCTTACTTTGCCGTCATCGAGAGCGTCGGCGGACTCCTGGATGACATGGCCAAATTCGCAGACCACCTTATGAAGCTGACGGGAAATATCTGCAAAATTGGGAGGAGTAGCCGGAAGCAGCAGGGGGACAAAGTTGAACTTCTCCGCCAGGAAATAAACCGGAGAGAGGGCCATATCTAGCGAGTTGCCCTGGGCGATTGAGGTGCTGATGATCGTCTCGATCCGATCCAGCGGATTAAAGGCGCCCGAGTCGGAGAAGTCCACGCTAGGCTCCTGCCATTTGCTGACAGTCGAAACGGAGAGTCCAAGAGCCTTAGCGTGGGTCGACGTTTTACGGTTGATCGTGTTCGACAAAGCCTCATGACTTTCCATATCTCCCACCTCCAGTTATTACAAAGCAATTAAATATAAGTAATTTAGTTACAAGAAATTCGTTGGTATGTTTACGCCGCCTTATGCTCCACATGGGATTCAACCAAGTAGCCATCTTTTACAAACGAAGCCAGGACCTGTTGGTACACCGATTCAGGGTCGGCAGTGTAGGGGTAGCTGCCGTCAAGAATCCGGTAAACAGTTCCCTCCGCGTAACCGCGAAGACGGGCCCAAGAAGCGGGCGAGCGGCCATCTTTCTTGATATTTGCCTTGGTTAGGACCGGATCAAGCGTTAAAGCTCGCTTTTTATCCATTGTCGTCTCTCCGAATATCTGTTATAGATTTGCTTTAATTTTTTAAATGCCTGTGTATTGCCGGAGGGGACCGCATACCCCCTCCTTTTTTCCGTGTTTCCGCTCCCGGTGGCTGCCGTGGCGGATTATAACTTTCGCTTAAAAGTGTAAGGCAAACATAATTGGTGGCCAATATAATGTCAACAAAAAAATTGTCTCCCGATATTAATATATCGGGGCGAGTAAAAACCGTTCGAGTGCTCCAGCGGATGTCGCAGGTTGATTTTGCTAGAAGTTTGGGCATAAAGCAGCCTACACTAAGCGAAATAGAGAAAGGTACGTATCCGCCATCGGAGTCGGTCAAGCGGCTTATCGTCAGCCAATATCGGATCAGAGAGGAATGGCTGGAGGCAGGATCTGGCACAATGTCGGAATTTGAGGTCAGAGACCAGGGCGTCAGTTATTCAGCCAGCAGAGAGAAACCAAAAAGTGCGAAGAGGATTACGATCGAGCAGTTGTTAGATGATTTAGACGGAGAAGATAAAGACAAGCTCGAAGAGCTTTACCTCTTCGAGCTGATGAAATTGCGGCGAGGGATCAAGGGCGGGAATTGACTATCATGATAATAGCCGCCAGCATTACCAGCGGTTTGACATCTCTCTTGAGCACGCGCTTTATTTCCTTCATGCGCCCACGATGAGACATGTTTTCATACTTCCGGTCGAAAAGTTTTGAATAATCTTGCATCGGCGTAGCTCCTTTGTAGTTGATGGTGTGGCGGGAGCATATTAGCCGCGTTTCAAATTGACAAGCTAATTGTTTAATGAAACGTCAGAATAAGTCGCGTAAGGTTTGTAGTGACGTTGTAATGACAAAATGAGGTGTAAAGCGTGGCAGGATGGCAGAGGGGGTTATTTCAGCTTTTGAGCCTCTTTGTGAATCAGCCACCGGAGATAGGCAGACGCCGACATCCGGTTCGCGGTAGCGAGGGCATCTAATTCGGCCCGCTCCTCTGGAGTCATCCTAAGTTGAAAATTCGATGATTTCAACTTATCAGGGCGTGACATTGCAGCGTTTATAC